AGCAGTATTGACGTTCAATTGATTAGACGGATTGCTTACTCTTGCACAATAAGATATAAGCTCTTCTGCAGTATTAATACCTTCAACTAAAGGTTTAGAAATTGATATTAGTTTTACGTTCACCAACCTAATATAAACAACAAACGTTTATTGTCAACTTATTTTAAAGTCAAAAGATACTTGAGCTGATTAAGCTCCTGGAGAATACTATCTCTGATATTCAAACAATCTGTATCTTTTTGATGATTAATTTCTTTATCAAATTCCGAAGACAAATAATCCGTAACTTCTACAAGAGCACTATCAATATCTAAATCGTTTATGTTAGTTAATTCAATTCCAACAGGAGATGAATACATAATTTTTCCGTATTTTCCTTGATGGGCTTCAACTAAAGAATCAATCAAAACTCCTAGACCATCATAGGCTTTTCCAAAAGCTTTGTGTTGAGCAAAGCTGTCAGTTTGCCAATGATTAATCCTCAATTGATTTTGAAGTTTAACCAAATTGAGGATTATTTTTTCCATTTAAATTAAAATGCTCTATTTCCACCCAACCAGTTATTAACAGTCGGATTTCCTCTTACTTTATTCGGAACGACTGCATCAGTAGATACTGGTCTAGAACCAGTCTTAGGAGTTCCAGCTCTCCAGAATTGATATGCTATTGTAGCATTAACAGTCTGAACCGTACCTGTATCTTTAATGTCATAACCAGTATCTGCAAGCGATTGGACATAAACACCGAACAAAGTGTAAAAACGAACAGGAACCATGTTTTTATCCAAGAGCTCCATACCAATTTGGCTACTGGAACCTGGAAGACTGTAATCACCAGTCGAGGCGGCTTCATCAAAAGCATTGAATGTTGCAGCTTCTAAAGCAGATCTAATATCATAATCAGAATCACAACGGAAAGTAATTGCATAGCCAGCAGATCCAGGATATGACACAGTCCCCGGAACATTGAATGAAAGTCCCATATAAGGAACGGGAACGTTTGTAATTGTTCTTCCAGGAAGAGCAGCTGTCTCTACATATGTGAGATGATTTTCATCAAAAGCTACATTGTTAAAAAATCTTAAGCGGAATTGAAATGCCCTTGCGAAATCTTTTTGTGCTGCGTTAGTGTAAAATTTTTGAATGCTCATATTATTATTTAATTTAAATTATTAGATTAATTCCTGGAAGTTTTGGCCAGTACGAGTGGCAATAAAGTTCACCAAGATGAACTCTGCTGTTCTTACAGGCTTTAAGTAAATATCCACGATTAATTCGTTGTTGTCAATTGTATCTGGGGTATTGTTTCTTTCATCAACTACGATCAAATAATCATAGAGACCTTCTGTGTTTTTTGCATAATCAAATACTGGAGAAATGGTCGACTTTAAACGATTGCGCGTAAAGTCAGTATTTGGCTCAAACACAAAATATTTTACGGTTCTTCTAACAGCCCTCTCAAGAGTTAAAAACAGCCTACGAACATTAATGCGATCAAATGCTGTTGGCTTGTTTTGCAAAGTTTTTTGACCAAATACCGAAAACCCGTCTCCGCTGAAGAATACGACTGGGTTAATAGCAAGCTCATATAATCTGTCTCGTTGTTTTTGGTTTGGATTAAAAGCAATGTCGAGAGCATTTCCAAGCAAACCTCTGTTTAGTCCTGCTGGTGCTGCCCAAGTATTAGCTGCTGCATCACTTCTACCAAAAACGGCAGCTGCATATCCAGAAAACGGAAGCCACATGTTTCTGCCTGTAAATAGATCTTGATTTTTGACCCAATTTGCATAAACCGCAGCATAATTTGTTTCAATGTTATCCACGCATGTTTTAAGTGGATTATAAATGTTTAAAGTAAACGAGTTACCAGGTACATCTATTACTTTTGTACTTTTACCTGAAACAAACACGGAACGGGGAGCATCAATAATAGTAAAACAATCTTTACGAGTATTTTCAGAAAAATTAATAAGCACATTAACAACCGATCTCCAGTCATCTTCTACTGTGCCGTCATTGTCTTTGTTTACAGAAGACACACCGTCGATGTACGTTTCATCGTTAAATGAGCTCGTTGCGCTTAAAGCTATTTGTTTAGTAGTTGAGTATATAGTGGAAAGTCCAGCGTCAATTAACACATCAACAGTCGTGTCTTCAATGTTTTCCAGTGAACGGAGAACTTTATCAAGCTTTTCGGGAACCAAACCAATTATTTTTGTTGATTCTGTAGCTCTTGTATCAGGAGCATACACACCTACGGGATACAATGCTTTAGCTGAATCTGACACAGTAAGTCGGGCAGTCGGATCACCAGAGTTAGCGGTCCATTCAAAAACTCTTGAAATGGCTGGATTAATAAACATTTTGATTGTCGGAGAAACATTATTAATCACATCTTCAATATAAGCATTCGCTAAAATACCTCCTGTCGGAGAAATTTGTTTTTTGTTATAATCAAACGAACCGAGATATTTTTCTGTAACCCCTAAAGTAAGAAGAGAAGGATTTGCAGTTGATCTACGAATTTTAAACACACCAAAAGAAAGATAATCGTTATAAGAAGCTTTTTCAAATCCAATAAATCCTACTTTTTCTAAAGACTCTGAAACCGAGCTATACCCTTTATCAGAATCTGCTTTTGTAGCAGATAATGCAAAATCTAAACGTGTCGTTGTTATTGCTGTAAAATTGTCATTGGAAATTGAAGAAAGGGTCAATATAGATTTAAGAGAATCAAAATTTGGAGAAACTTCGCTCGAAGCTTCATTGTTGTCAGCAAATCCAATATAATACCCTTCAGCAACTTCATTAACTACGGTTTGTAAATCATTAAGAACAAAAAACCCAGCTTTAATTATAGCTGTGCCATTTACATCGAATGTTACACTAGCAGTTGAGGATGAAAAGTTGGCAGACCATTCAAAATCACCAAGAGCAATTTGAGTGTATTGTGTTTCATTAAACGTTTTATGAATAGGAGCTCCAATATTCCAACCTGAAATAGCTCCTGTACTAGTTCCAGCAGAAAGCATTGGATAAAACAAACCACTGTAAGAACTAGCATATGAAGAACCAGCTCCTTCACCGTAAGGAAGACGAACAGTAGTAAGAATTGCTGGAGAATTTAAAATTTCTTTACAGGAATAATAAAAATAACGTTCTGCTGGTGTTGTAGGAATGCCGTAAATTGATTCAAACTCACTCGTTGAAGTAATTAATAACGGTTCCGAATCAGGTCCTTGGGACGCAAATCCGGGAACAAGTACGTTTGTTCCTGCAGGAGTTTGAATTCTAAGGGAAAGATCCTTTTCGGTAATTTGGACGCCGGGTGAGTTGATAA